GTGCTTTATTTGGTGGATCGGGAACAAATATTGTTGCATCACAAGTAGGTGGCGGTGATAAAGAATTACTTAAAAAGGTCCAACCATTTGCTAGTGTTTTTGATGTAGCATTCCAGGTAATTGGGTCTCATATTTCTGGAGCTTTATCTAATTTAGTTAGTGCCGCTGGTCCTTTTAGTGGTGTCATTGCTAAGATGTTTTCTCCATTGCTAGGAGGACTTGCTACTGTATTTGGATTGAATCAAGGTGCTTTTGCTGCTGAAATAAATTCATCTGCGATGACTGAAAAACAAGGTGCCAAAGAATTATCTAGATTTTTTGCTAATTTCTTTAAAATTTTTGGATTTGATATCGGTGAAGATGAGGAGGAAGATGACGATGATGATGATGATAGAGGTTCTCCTGGTGAATGGGGTCCACTTCTTGATTTAATTAAAAGCGTTGAAGCAAAAGCCCACAAATACGAAGCGGTAAATTATGGAAAGGGGTCAGGAGTTATTAAAGGAATAACTAACATGACCATAACAGAAGCATATAAAGCTTCTGAAAAATATAGAGCACAATACGGAGGTTCTGGTGCTGTTGGACAGTATCAATTTATGACCCCAACGAAACAGGCAAAAGATGCAGGATTAAATCCAGACACTGATAAATTTAGTCCTGCAAATCAAGACAAAATGGCCATAGATCTTATTGAAAATAAGAGAGGAGGAAAAGACTGGAAAGCAGGAAAACTAGATGACAATACTTTCATGAAAAATGTTGCTGCTGAGTGGAGAGGATTGCCAGCAGGTCCAGACGGCAAAACATTTCAAGATCAATATGCATCTAGAAATGCTGCACATGCGACGTGGGACAAATATAAAGAAGCGATACAAAAAATTAAAGGTGGCGGCGGCACAGGAATGGCAAGAGGTGGTGTCAAACCATTTTCATTCTTAAATTCTGTTGATGGTATTTTTGAAATGTCTGGTCCTGATACTGGGTATAGAGTGCCAGAATATTTAACAGGCGGGGCACCAGTGATCGGGCATGGTTTGGAATGGTTGATTAAAATGTCAAACAAATTTATCATTCTCCCAGGAGTTAATAAAGAATATGATGTATATAAAGATCCAGCAAAAGCATTTAATAGATACGAGCAAATAGGTAATCAGGGTGGAGTGGAAGTTGCTGGACTTATTGATGCAATGGATAGGTTGATATTCGGTGGACCTTCTGGTAAACCAGTAAGTTATCCATCATCATCACAGAAGCGTAGATACTATGCAGCAGATGAATCTGGAGCCGAAATACTTAGAATACTTGGTGGCACTCCAATTAAAGGTGCCTCATTACCAGAAGGCAGCGTCACTCCAGTTGCCATACCTAAAGATACTGTAACTGGCACTACTGGCGGTGCTATGGTTGCGATGGTACAACCAGTAATACAATATATTCCTGTGCCTGTTCCTGGTCCAGAGCGTGTTGAATATGTGCCAGCAAATTCATTTGTTGCCGCTGAAACTGGTAATCAAATGCGTTATCTTCGGTATTTGTCCTAAATATCAAAAGGTAGGTAGATAGAATGGCAGCAGGAACATCCACACCACAAGAGGCAGGGCAAGGTCCATCAGTATTAAATATTGCTGCGTCTATTGGTGCGAAGATTCGTGATGCTGCAGAAGATGCTAAAGAGCAAAGAGAAAAAGCAGCTGAGAAGGGGGAGACACCTAAGAAAGGGTCGCTGTTTAAATCTTCATTAGCAAATCAATTCAACCCAATCAAATCTAAGAAAGCTAAATCAAATTGGGCAAAGCAATTTGATTGGAATAAAAAATCTGATAGTGACCAGCAAGTTAAACCACCTACGGGAGGTGATGGTGGAGGAGAGGGCAAAGCAAAACTAAAAGAGTTTATTGCTGGTGGATTCACTGCTATTCTAAAAGATACCAGTCTCATGGTATCAAAATTAGATGGCGTCAAGTCTTTGGCAGGAGAAAATTTAGGAGAAGTTACCAGAGCGTCAAGCACTTTAACTGTTATAAAAGATAGTATTGATGCACAAACTGAATTAAGAAGGAAAGCATTAGAAGAAGCTAAATTTGCCAGAGCAGAAAAGAAATTAGAAAAAACTACAGATTCTGCTGGTGTTTCTGGACCCACTGAAGTTGATCCTGCAAATGATGCTGAGGGTGGTGGCGGAGGCGGAGGCGGCGGCGGTCTATTTGATATGTTATTGGGTGGATTGGAAGGTGTAGAAAGCTTTATGCAGATTCGCAATCTGCTTGGTGCTGGGAAAGGTGCTGGAAATGCAGCTGGTATTGGTGGTGCTGGTGCAGCAGCAATTGTGGGTGGTGTTGGACTCGCTATGTCCGCTGGCGGCGAAGGCATGTTTCAGCTTGGTAAAATGGGCGACCAGTCATTGAAAGATAGAAGAAAATCAATTGATGAGAAAAAAGCAAGGGGAGAAAATACTTTCTTAGATGAAGCACTTCAGGTTGGACAAACTGGAGTTGGTGAAATAGGAAAAACACTTGGCGTTGCTATGGATGTGGGGGGAGCTCCATTTAGATATGCTATTGAAGCACTTAGAAATCCTTTCTTAAGTCCAGAACAAAAAGAAGAGCAAGCATATAATCTTGCTAAGATGGACACTCGTATTAGAGAACACTCTCGTGGGTGGATGAATCGTATTGATTTTATGAATGTTATTCCAGACCAAAAAGGTGGGTTTGGAAATATCTATGGCAATGAATCTGCTACGAAAGAAATGGCGGGCAAGATGTCTGAAGGTGGTATAGTTCCATCAGCAGTGCCACTGTCTAAGGGTGGACTAGCACCAGGACTATATGATAATCCAACCAAAGGAATGTTATCTCCTGGTCAAAGTGTTATACCATTGAATCGCAGTGAAGGCAAGGAAATGTTTGGTAAGTCAGCAGCAACCAATCCTGGTGACACTGCTATCGATACTGTTGGTGCTATGATTCTCGGTGTCTCTGCTGGGATGTTAGGTAAGACAGACAGCGGCACAGTTGGCGACCAAGTAAAACAAAACATCAGAAAAGCATCGAAAGAATTTGGTATCTCTAATCTAACATTCACTTCTGCTATTGGTAATGCACAGTTTGGTAAGGTTAAACCAGATAAAGACGCTAAGGATTTCATGACATCTCTATTTGATGGGATAAAAATTGCAGGTGGTAAAGGAAAAGGGGGAAGTGGAAAGAGCACAACTCCCCCTGGTTCTGGTAGTGTAGCATCTTCAGCAACAGCCGCTGTAGGACAAACAGCGCAACAAGCTGATGCAGACATGGATGCTGCAGATGCAGTGTTAACTAAAGCGGGAGTACCAAATGCAATCGTGGGCACTCCTGGCGTAGCGGGTGATAGTGTTTCACAACCTTGGTGTGCTCAATGGGTTGCCACACAGTTATCAAAATCCAATTACAAACCACCTAATTCCGCTTGGGCTGATGCCTATAGATCAGATAAAGCTAGTAAGTTGGCAGGTACACCAGCATGGGGAACAAAAGTTGACGCAAAAGATGCCCAACCCGATGATGTTATTGTATTTGATTATGATAATAATGATGAAGCGAATCATGTTGCAATTGTAACCAAAAATGAAAATGGAATCATAACTTATGTTGGCGGAAATCAAGGTGGCACAAGAAATTCCCTAACAAATAAAGTAACAGAAAATACTATTCCTGTTGGTCATAAAGATATAATGATGATATCAAGACCAACAGAGTTGTTAAGTACTCCACCAACTCCCGCTATATCATCTTCAAGAGGAGCAGCTGCCGTTGCCCCTGCGGTTGCTGCATTACCAGATCCAAGTGTCCAACGAGTTGCTCAACGTGGAATGATAAGTAAAGCACAATCTGGAATGACTGGTAAAAAAGAGCCAGAATGGTGGAATATAAAAGCAAGAGTTGATAGTTGGTTAAATAATGCTAGGGACAATGCAACAATAAATGGTAATAAATTTGGTGGTAATAGATACCGAGAACAGATGGAAGGGCTGGGAATGGCGAGTGGTGGTACATCCAGTCGCCAGCGACAAAATCAGGAAAATACCAGGAAAGCAAGGCAAGCAGCAGCCAAACGAAAAGCAGATGCAGCAGCAGCACAACGATCAAGATTGGGTGTGCAAAAAGTGGATGGTAGATGGGTTAATATGGGTGTAAGTGATCAAGCAGTTGGCAGTAATCCATGGTGGCGAGTTTGGGGTAAGAAGGAAGCAACAGCAGAAAGAAAAGCAAAGCAAGAAGCACTAGCAAAAAATCTTGCAGCGAGGTTAAATAAAGAACAAGGAATCAAACCTTACAAACCAAAACCAGCTCCACGAAAACCACCAGAAACTGGCGGGGGCACCAGACCACGAGCAGATTCATCTTCTAGTTCTTCTAGCACCGCAGTTGTAATGCCACCTGCTCAACCATCAGGAGCATCTGCTACTGCTGAAGGATCATTTGGATCTGCTATTCCATCAGCAAAAACCAGTGCTATGATATTTGCTGACTTTTTATATCCAGACTTAGTGTAAAACAATGGCGCAAAATTCCAGACAGTTTACAGTAGACTCTATAATTCTCACTTCAGTTGATAATAAAAGTTATGATATAACTTTAGTTGTATTAGAGTTTTCTATCTATGAAAGTATAAACAATCCTTATATATTAGGAGAGATTATTATAGAAGATACCACTGCAAATCTTCTTGCTAATTTACCTATACAGGGCAGAGAAACTATTGATTTTAATATCAAAACAGAAACTTTTTCTACAAAAGTATACAAGTATTCTTTGTCTGTCTCTGGTATAGATGTAAGAACTATTTCTGGCAGGCAGCAAGTTTATAAATTAAATCTTATGAGTTATACTGGAATGGTAAATGAGGGAATAAGAATTTCTGGTGTATTGAGTGGATCTAACGATAAAATTGTTGGTGATATTTTAAAAGATATATTAAAGACAAACAAAAAATACGATGGTGAGATAGCACAGTTTGAACAAAAATGGTTGCCAAGTTTAAAGAGACCGTTTGATTTCATTTATCAATTAGCACCTATTACAATTTCATCTGCAGCGACAGCATCTACTAAAGGCACATCAGAATCAAAGGCAAAAGCAACAGCTGATGGGAAAACTTCTTTGAATACAGAGAATCTTTCTAAGTTATCTGGCACAGCAGGTTATCTTTTCTTTGAAACGCATGACGCATATGTTTTTAAATCATTAGATAAGTTAGCATCTTCTGGTGATGGTAGTGATACTTATGGAGGTGACGGCACAAAATACACATACAAGTATGGTATAGTAAACACTGAAGGATCTGAAGCAGAGGCACCGCTAAAAATTTTAGAATATACTTTTGGAAATGAGATAGACATTCTGAAACAATTAAGACAAGGACTATATTCCACTGTTTGTATATTCTTTGATGTTAATACATGTGAGTATGAAGAAAATATTTACAAGGTGGAAGATACTTATGCTCAAATGTCTCACTTAGGATCCGCTACTAAAATCCCATCGGGTCAAAAGAAATTAGCTGGTTATGCAACTCGTGTCATGACTCAAATGATCAATCATGAATTGTTTCATGACGATCCAGAGTCTGCTGCAACTGATAAAGCAACTTACAAAGATGTTTATAAGTATTCTATTGCTCAATCAAATGCAAGATATAAATTAGCTTCAAATCAGCAACTAAATATTGTAGTCCCACCGAATCTTACCATAAGGGCTGGTGATAAATTGGAATTGCTGTTTCCTAATATGACTGATGATAACAACAGAAAAACTAATCCTTATGATGAAGAACACAGCGGTAACTATTTAATAAAAAATATAGGATATAACTTTATTATGCGAGGTGCTCAACCCATGACTGGCACAACAAATATTACTCTTATAAGAGATTCTTTTGGAAGAAAAAATACAGCAAGTAAAATAAAATAGCATGGAAAATATTAACAAACATATAGAGCACGATAAGAAAATTTTGGATGATCCTTTGATATCTTCTCAGGCTAGACGCCATGTAGAAGATGAGTTAGGCTCACTGGAGAGATATCATGCTAGACATCCAGAAGATGAGCATGATCCAACTTCATTAGAATTATTCTGTGACGATAATCCAGGCGCAGTAGAATGTAAGATTTATGATGATTGATCATGGCATTTGAAAGTTACGGTAACAGACCAACCAACTTTGTAGGTAAAGATGGTTTCCGCTGGTGGGTGGGGCAAGTAGAAAAAAAAGATGATAACGTAAAAAATTCTAATCGTTATAAAGTTAGAATTGTTGGTCATCATCTTGCTGACTGTGAGAGTCAGAGCACCGATGCATTGCCATGGGCAAATACCGTAGCACCAACTACTAGTCCATTTAGTGCCAGCAGTGGTGTTACTACTGGATTAGCCCATGGTGATTGGGTTATTGGATTCTATATGGATTCTGATATGGCACAACAACCATATATTCTTGGGAGTATTGGAGCAATTAGAAATGCTAGGTCAGAGGACTCTCCCGCAATTTCAAAATTCTTACAGGCAAATCAAGAAGGATGCAGAGCATTTAAAAATTTTGCGCCTGGTCCTACTGCGGGATCACCTTATGTTGTAGTGCCATTAAATAAAGCAGAGCTGACAGCAGCAGCAGCAGGTCAAGTAGCAGCTGCCGCAGCTCCTCCTGGCACTGCAACTAATCCAGAGAAGGGTTTCGGTCAACCTCCAGCAGTGGCATATTTACAGTGTCCTGGTAGTGCAATGAATGAAGCTGCAATGAAATGCAGTATTATATCACAAGCAAACTGTCCTACTGGCAAGACAGCTTCAATGCTTGAGATAGTATTATCAGAAATGTTTAAAGCAATTTCTGAATCTGGAGGACAGGTTGGTAGTTATCTTACCAGTAAAGTAACTGGTTATGCACGCGATGCAGAATCATTTATCATGGGATATGTGAATAAGATAATGGCAATTATCTTCCAGGGTTACAGTTGGGTAAAAGGAAAATTATATAATCTAATACAACAAGGAGTGCAGTATTTAATTACTACACTATTAAGTTTAGTTTCTGATAAAGGTAAACCAAAAGATGCTAAACCACCATATGATCCAAAAAAACCAGAAAAAATTCTTGATCAGATTCAAAAATTTTTGGAAGATGAATTAAAAAAAATTGGATGCACAATTGAGAGTTTATATGATAAGATACTTGCTTTTCTAACAGATTTTATTTTTGGTTTAGTAGATAAATTTTGGTCTGAAGCTCTTTGTGGAATTGAAGCAATGGTCAATTCTTTAATGAATGCATTGCAAAATTTTATTAATGATGCAATCAATGCAATATTAGAACCACTACTTAGTATTCTTGATTCAGTTGCTGGTCCAATTAATGATATCTTTAGCACGATATCAGATATCATGAATTTCTTGGGTATTAATTGCACAGGACTACCAGCAGAGTGTAAGAAACCGATTCAAGACTGTGGAGAGGGTCCAAAAACTAAGGCAAAAGGACTTGCAGATGATTTAGATAAATTACTTGCTGCCATTTCTGCAGATACAATGCCATCTCCAGGAATTGCTTCTTGTGATGATGCATTGAAACCAGTAACACCAGTAATAAATGTGGCAATTAGTGGCGGCACGCCTAAACCAACCCCCAAACCGAAACCTGATGATGGTGACGATGATGAAGACGCTGATGAAGACGATGATACTCCAACATTAAAGATTTTAATAGATCCTGTTAGTGCAGTAAAAAATGTTGGTGAATCTTACACATTCACTGTTGTGGCTGTAACATCAAATGGCAGTGCTATTAATTATCAATGGCAAAAATTAGATTCTACTTCACCCGTTGCTGAATCTAGTTGGAGTAATATTTCTGGGGCAAACTCAACATCTTTTACAATTAGTTCTATTGTATTAACAGATGATAGTGATTCCTATCGTTGTGTTTGTAGCTCAAGCACAACCACTCCATCTTCAGTAACGTCTTTAGATGCATTTATTTACGTAAATCCAGTTAGTACTCCTCCTGTTGGATTGCCCGTTAATTATTTCCAAACAGGATATGGTAATTTGAATTTTACTTCCTCTCCTAATATTTCTACTCTGCTTTCTGGTATCTTGAGTGCAAAGTATGATAATGGTGGCACCACTAGTCCTAGCACACCAGTAATTAATATAACTGGTACAGCAATAGCAATTTATACACCAGTAAACACTCTGCCAATAGGATCCTCTGGTATTGAATATTTTCTTTCTGCCTCTCCTCTTTTAGTAAATCCAGGTGATACTGTAACCCTGACATTAACCACAAAAAATGTTCCTAATGGCACTAGCGTGGATTATTATATTTTTGGACCTAATTTAAAACTCTCTGATGTATCAAATAATAGTTTACTTGGTAATTTTGTAGTGTCAAACAATACAGCAAAATCTCTGATTACCTTCAGTGATCCAGTCAGCTTCTCTCAAACAGAATTAATTTTTGCTGCTTTAAAAAATGGAGGTGCTGCTACTCAATTTGCAGTTAATGGTAGTCCACAAAAGAAAATACCTCCTATAGTAAATCTTCCTCAAACTCCACCTATAGCATGTCCACCCGTTGTGTCATCCACTGGACAAATTATTAGCATACCAATTTGTAATCCTGGCACACCTTATCTTGCACCTCCAGCAATTTATATTCAAGGCAATGGTATTGGTTATGGTGCTTCAGCTGTAGCAGATTTAGATGACGATGGATTTGTACGACAAATTAGAGTTGTTCGTCCTGGTAGAGGTTACCCACCAAATCCACCCGAAGATTTAGATTGTATTGTAACAGGATTTACAATTATCAAACCAGGATTTGGATATGATGTGCCGCCTGCTGTATTTGTTGATGATGATGATACAGTTGCAGAAGCAGTTATCACTAATGGTGTTGTCTCTGAAATAAAAATGATTGATAAATCAAAAACTTTTGCAGATAATCCACAAATTACAATTATTTCTACGTCCCGAGGTATTGGTGCAGTTGCTATAGCAAACATCACTTGCTTAGATAAGCAAGATGTAAGGCAACTTGCTGAAATTGTTGGACCAACACCAGTTGGTGAATATATTGATTGCCCGTAGGAGAAAATAAATGAGCGAGAAGTTATACGGAGATCCTAACGCAACGCCAACACCAATTGGAGATTCTATTTTTGCTAAACCAGGCGAAAACTATTGGAAAGACACTAAAGGACTTGCTCCTTTGGAGGCATGTCAAGTTAGTTTGATTCCGCCATCATCTAACGTTACTATAACCAAAAATGTTATATCTTTTACGGCAGAAAATCCGCAAGGTGACAGTAGTTTTGGGACAATAACTAGCACTGGATCTCATATTGCTGTTGATGAAAAGGGCACAGTAAAAATCAAAGCATCTAGTCCAGTTGCCGAAGACTTAACGTGTGGTAGAATTGAGGTTGAGTCTCAAACAAACACTAGATTAAATGTAGGCACATCCCTTACTATTAATGTTAATACTAGTGGCAAACATGATGAAAAAAATCCTGTTAGTAATTCTAGCACACAAACTGTAGATGACAAGAGATATCCTGCATTTTCTATTAATGTAAGTAACGGTGGATTAGATATCGAGTGTGCTGACGGCGACATACATTTTAGTGGTAAAAATATTGTATTTAATGCAGCAGAAACTTTAAGTTTAAATGCTACCAGAGCGGTAAATATTCTTTCTGGTTTTGATGCAACGGAAGTCTTTGCTAAAGCAGCTGCGGGATTATTTGGGTTTGAGTTACCTGCATCAGGTGGTGGCGAAGTCGTTATTAAAGCAGGCAAATTTGTTAATGATTGTAATGTGATTGAAACATCATCATCTAAGTCTAGCGAAAAAGTTGGTGGAGCAAAGATTCAGGAAACTGGATCTTCGATGGGCACAACCGCTCTCAGAAATGCTGGTGATTTAAATCTTAGCACTTCTGGTAATGTTTTCTTGGCAGCTGGGCAAAAAATGCGTATCGAAGCTCAAGGCATGGTTGCAAATACCACTGGACCTGCCGTACCTCCTATATGGGGTACTTCTCAACTAGAAGCGTTAGCTATAGCAGTAAATAAAAAAAATACTCCATTAGATACTGCACTGTTAATTGAAGTAGACAATGGAGATGCTCTAACAAAAGTTTCTGGTATTGGTGATTATGGTGTTGCTACAGAAACGGGATTAGTTGGACTTTTAGCTGGTGCTGGAAAGACAGCTAGTTATACTGGTAATCCAGGAGATATTGTATTAAAATCATACCAAGGAAATCTGTTAGGCGATGCAAAAATGGAAGCATCAATAATTGGTCAAACTATTGCTGGAGCTGGTATTGGAATTCCAGGCAATACTCCAGATGTTGTTGCTGTATTTGCTCCTGGTTTTGGATATGACTCTAAAACTGGTGGTGCTACTATGAAGACCACAAAGGGTATAGCATCTGTACTTGGTAAACTGCAAGTTGGAATAGGTATTGGCGAAACACCTGGAGCATCTCAAAACTTCCTGGCATTTAATCCAGCTGGAATTATTTCTAACATTAATGGTCCTAGTACGATTGATATTAAAGGTGCTCTTACTACTAACATTACTGGAGCAAATACATTTAAAGTAACTGGCGCAAACATTGCTGACGTGACTGGTTTAGTAGCAAGTAAATCACAAACTGGCGTTACAATTGAAAGTCCAGGAAACATCATTATCAAGTCATCGGGTACGATTGATATGACTGCGCCAGGAGTCATTACCATCAGGGGTGGTACAATCAGACTAAATTAAAAAATCCAAAATTGACCTTTGATTACCAAAAGGTCGCAAAAAAAATCTCGGCAAAAAATTGCTCAAAAAAGTCGAGTCACCCCTTGACAGACCCAAAACATCCTGCTATACTACATACATACACAGAGGAGACACTCCAAATGCTCAATTATGGTGATGACGGTCAAGTGCAAGAAATTGACTGTGATGACGTACAAGATACAATTGATACCATCCTTGAATATGTAGAAAATCGCTTTGAATCTCTTGATAAAGAGGGAAATCGTGATGCTGACATTTATGCACTTTGCCAAGAGTTTCATGAATGGGGTAGTGCAGAAGATGGTGACGAAATTGGATATCTTTTTCTTCCTCGCTTAGCAGAAAAATGATTTCTAACGAGCAGGTAATTGGCAAAATCACAACAGATTTATATAATAAAAAAATAATTCTTCATGGAGATGATAATACTACTGTTGTCTTAAAATGCTCTACTATTAATGAGTTTTGTGAGTTACTTGATAAGTGTAAAAAACTACTAAAGACAGATATTGTTATTTGTCGATAGTTTCTTGGGAGCATGGTGGAATCGGTAGACACACCAGACTTAAAATCTGTTGGGCATTGCCCGTGGGAGTTCAAGTCTCCCTGCTCCTATTTCTGGTAAATTAATATGATTAACATTTATGATAATTTTATTGAATCAGAAGAATGTATAGAGTTTTATAATTATTGTTTATCTTCCTCATATCACTATGGTGAAGTAGACGATTATGGGTTGCCACCAACAGGAATGGTTTCTGAGTTATCAATTGATAATTATTGGTATAAGTATTTTACTTTATGCATTAAAGAAAAGTGTAAAATAGATAATTTACCACATAGAGCATATATAAACTTATTTTTTCCACATGAAATACCATATTATCATATAGATGGTGATGGCATTACATTTCTTTATTACCCCAATCTTGAGTGGAAATTGAATAATGGAGGCGAAACCCAATTTTTTATTAATAATGAAATAAAAGGTATACCCCCTATTCCTAATAGAGCAATTATATTTGCAGGTAATATATTACACCGTGCCACCTCGTTTAGAGATACAGCTAGATTTACACTTGCAATTAAATATTCCAACTAAATATCATGTAGTGGGAATGTTATGAAATACACACTCTCTCAAGCATATTGCTTTTATATGGGTGAGGTTGTGCGTATGTATTTTATCCAAGGTCTTCCATATACATTTGATGAATTACCTCAAATTATACAAGATCATCCTGCTGTGCAAACAGAAGCATTAAATCATCGTGATTATGATGACGAAGATTTGTTTAAAACTTCTAATTATTTAATGATGGAAGAAATGCATCCGTTAATGTTTGATATAGAAGTAGAAAACCCAGAATTACTTCCACAAGATGACTAGTGCCTAATTAGCTCAGTGGTAGAGCACTCGCCTTGTAAGCGAGCGGTCGTCAGTTCAAGTCTGACATTAGGCTTCCGTGTGAAGGAAGAGGCAGAAACCTGGAGACCCCTCCAGGTTTTTTTGTATAAATAACACAGAAGAAAGACCATAATTAGGGTAACTGAGGAACATGCCATTAACCAAATTAGATAATTTAATTTCCAGTAAAACTGGAAGATATCTATACGTTTCACCTGATGATTTTAATGCTTCTGATGCTTTAGACAATAGAGGCAATTCCCCAACCAGACCATTCCTCACAATTCAAAGAGCATTCTTAGAAGTTGCTAGATTTTCGTATGTTCCTGGAGCAGAAAATGATCGATTTGATCAATTTTCGATCATGTTGTTTCCAGGTAATCATTATATTGATAATCGTCCTGGTATTTTAAACGCAGATGAAATTGTTCCTTTTGCGTTTAATCAGGCAACTCAAGAATGGGAAGACAACTCTATTGTTGATCTAAGAAATCCTAACAATATTCTTTACAAGTTTAATGGTCCTAATGGCGGTGCCACGATTCCTAGAGGCACTTCTCTTATTGGTATGGACCTTCGTAGAACTCGTCTACATCCTCTATATGTGCCCGATCCTGCAGATAAAGATGTTGGGCGCACCACAATGTTTAATGTAACTGGTGGTTGCTATTTCTGGCAATTTACTATTCTTGATGGTGATACTGAGCCTAATTCGCCCTTATATGATTCTCAGGCAGGAATTGGTAAAGTATATTCACAACCAAATTCTACTGTAACTCAGGTACCATATTATTCACACCATAAAATTTGTAATTTTGAATTTGCTGATAGAAACGATCTAGGTCTACTTTATAGAAAAATTGCTAAGGCATTCTCATTATATCAACCAACAATTGATGATCCTGGAGAATTTACACAGAGACCTCAAGAGAATAGAATCGTTGGTCCTTTGCAAGATGCTATTCGTATTGATTCGATTGTAGTTAATAATGTTGTTGGCACTACAGCACTTGATGTTACTGTTAAAACTAAGACAAATCATGGTTTTTATGTGGGGCAAGCAGTTGCTATAAGTAATCTTCGTTCTACGTTACCAGCTGGTGCAGCAGCTCCAATTCCTCTTTCTAATGATCCTCTTACTGGTGTATTCTCTGTTAGAGGAATTAGCACTTTAGATGCAAAAGAATTTACATATAGAGTAGAAGGTAAAAATGCCGCTGCTGTGGGTTTGGGAGATAAAATTGCACAACCAATCACACCACCAGACCTAGATACAAACGCTATTGTGCAAGCAGAAATAGATTCAGTAGAATCTGCTTCGCCATATGTTTTTAACGTTTCTATTCGCTCTACGTGGGGTATCTGCGGTATTCACGCTGATGGTAGCAAGGCGACTGGTTTTAAATCAATGGTTATCGCTCAATATACGGGTGTTTCATTACAGAGAGATGACCGTGCGTTTATTCGTTATGATGAATTTAGTAATACATGGAATCAAGCACCTTTAACTGATGCATTTGCAACCACTCCTTATCATGCTAAGGGCGATGCATTTTGGAAGGATGATTGGAGAAACTTCCATGTCAAAGCATCTAATGATTCTTTTATCCAAAACGTTTCGATCTTTGCTGTAGGTTTTGCTGACCACTTCCTGATGGAAAGTGGTGGTGATATGTCAATCACCAACTCTAACTCTAACTTTGGTAATACCTCTCTACATGCTATTGGTTACAAAGGTTATGCGTTTACTCAGGATCAAGGTGGATATATTTCTCATATTATTCCACCTAAAAAAGTAACTACTACAACCAAAAAATTACAATATTATACTTTCAATCAATTTAAAACCAGATCGACAAATGCCCAAGAATTTGATGGTCCAGGAGGTACATCATCAATTACAACCAAAATTTATTTGGGTCATGATACTGCTACAGATCCACTTATTAAACCAGCTACAGTTGTCAATGGATTCAGAATTGGTGGCAAAGCAAATGATAAAATTTATGTAAAATTAGATCCTGCAGTTAATTTTACAGGATCAATTCGTAGTGCAGAAATTTCACCATCTGGATACAGAAAGTGGAATGTTGCAATGTCAACATTAAATCCAACTGTATCTACTGGAGTAGATAATAATGACCAAGATGCTGCTAATTTAATTGACCTTAATAGAGATTTTATTGCTGCAGAATCATATGGGTTTATCACTCGTAAATATCCATACTTATTAACGAAAGATATTAGTATCACTAAATGTAGACGCGATGTTGGATATATTTTGGAAGCAGTTGCAAATGATCTTCGTGTAGGTGGTAACGTTAACAGTCTGCAAGCAGGACAATCATATTATGTTGGTAATCAATTAGATTATATTGATGGTGAAAAAGAAGAAACTTTAGAAGGTTTTAATTATGCTCGAAGTCTTGCTGTTGCAGCAATGCGTAATTGGAATTTTTATATTAAACATTGCTCCACTTTTATTAATCAAGCAACAGTAACGGTGCCTAGTGGAATTACCACAATTGGTATTGTTGAAGGCATGAAGGTAACTGCTACAGTTATTGCAGGACAAACAAATCCAATTCCTGCGGGAAGTTATGTAAGAAAAATTATCAGCACTACTCAGTTTACACTTGGTAATACAAATGATACTGATGATGTCAATGCTACCGCTACCATTACAGCAACTGGTCCTGCGGCAGGCGGCGTCAGACTTAACTTTGAATTAACTCAGGGTAAGTTTGCTACTTCATCTGGTAGAAATTTAGATGCTGGTAATCTTATCAATCTTAACAAAGAGTTTATTGCACAAGAAGCACTTAATCTTGCTAAAGCACAATATCCAACAACTTCAGTGCCAAACGATGATAAATGTAAAAGAGATATTAAATATATTCTAGATGGAGTTGTACAAGATCTTGGCAACTTTGGTAATTCTGGTATTGTAACGGCAACAGAAAGATATATTGATGCTGCAGAGCGTTATTCTATTTCAAAGAATTTAATTCTTGCAAATAAAAGAGAAATTGTTGATAAAGCAGCTGCTAAACTTGCAATCGATTATCCTGATTTTTACTATGGTGGACCTGGATTTACAAATGGTGGCGATGCACAAACCAATGTGTATTCAAGATATAAAGATTCTTACCGCTTAATCCAGCAAAATAAGCAATATATTGTTAATGCAGCAGCAGCACAGATTGCGATCAGTTATCCAAATTTCTCCTATCCTGGAGGCGCTATTGCTGGTGAAGCAAAATGCAAAAGAGATATTGGCATGTTTATAGATGCAGTCTCTACTGATTTAACTACATTAGGAAATTCTTACTCTATTGATTTTATTCGTCAATATTTTATTGCAAATAAAGTAAACGGTAAAATTTTAACATTTACTAAAACTGCAGGCACAACTCTATCAACAAAAGCAAATAAAACTTATAGTGGTGTTGCAACTACAACTACATCCTCTGGATCTAATGCTACATTTACTGTAGCTAGAGGAGCTAGTGGTGCTATTTCAACAGTCACTATTTCAAATGGGGGTTATAGGTATGCTGTTGGAAATACCTTAACTATTCCTGGCGGATCTATTGGCGGCACAAATATTGTAGACGACGTAATTGTAACAGTATCTACAGTTGAGCAAGCATGGATTAATGCAGGACTTCAAAATGAAGAAGATCAATCCATTACTGGATTTACTGCTGCGATTGCCGAGATGAAGAAAGCAATCACAAACCAATTATTTACAAAAGATCTGACAATTACAGGTGATCCTAATCCAGGTGCTGTTGAATCTGGTGTTAGCGTATTTGGCACTTCAGGCAATACTACTAATAATACTGATACTCAATCTTGTGCTAACGTAAAACAAACTTTAGATACTCTCGGAAGTCTTATTTTTGCAAGAATTCGACAAGGCGATCTTGTAACGGCAACTCAACAAAATCCAGCACTACCAATTATCAATTATGGTAGTGCTCCTATATTCCAAGAAAAATGTAAGAGAGATATTGGAATTGTTGTTGATGCTATTGCAGAGGACTTAGCAATAGGTGCAAACTACAATATTATTACTGCAACTAAATCATATTTTGATAGCACTGGTAATACTTTAATTAATAATGGATTAGCAGGCGAGATTACTCAGTCAGTTACTGCATTTGAAGAAGCAAGAAATTTATGCTTCAAAGCAGTAACTAATCAATTAAATGTAAGAGATCTTGAAATTCCTGAGGGACCAGCAGAATTAGGTGTTCCAGGACCAAATATTCCAAATGATAATCCCAATGCTTATCTTGATGTAAGAAACGAAATCAATGCACTATTTGGAATTCTAATTACAAAACTACAAAATGGTAATTATCTATATCCAACACTTAAATATAATTCTGGAGTTCAATCACTTACTGGGGAATTAGACATTAGCGTATACGCATTTAAAAAAGCAAGAGATCTTGCTATTCTTGCAATGCGTAACTGGAGAACAGGTGATGGCACAACTACAGACCCACTATATGTAAAAACTCCTGGTAATACATTAAATTATCAAATTGATCCTACGATTGATACAACAACAGCTGGTGTTCCTGTCTGTGCTGATGTTGCTTATACTATTACAACAGAATTTGATATTCTTATTACATCTTTAAACAATACCGCACCACTACCACCAAAAACTTTTGGTAGTAGCGAATATGTTGAGAGACAAAGACCTCAGAGAGATAATACTATTAGTAATGATACTGCAACACCAGACAACAAATGTGCCAGCACTAAAGATGCTATTATTGAAAAAATGCGTGTGATTGACAGCATTATTCGTAATGGCGTTGATGCAGAACCACTGGTTTCTCAATTAGTAAATACATCCTCATTTGCACAAAGAGCAACATTATTCCGTGTTGCTGGTGCTAATCCACACAACTTAGAAACTGGCACTCCCGTTAGATTAGTTGCTGTTGCTAGAAGAGATTCTATTACTGGGAAACCAGTTAATGTTAATAAAGGATTAATAAGACTTCCTAGAGGATTTGACAGCAATAAAAAATATTATATAATTGCTCCTGGTAAAATTACCGCTCCTTACGATTATTCTCAAGGTGGTGTCACATCTCAATTTAATGATAATCAGGTATTCATGTTAGCAACCAGCACAGAAAATGCCGCTGCTGGTAATTACATTTATTCTTCTGAAACCGAGGGAATGAGTCCTGACATTCAAGTAGAAGTTCATCAATATCTGACGGATGTAAATTACGATTTGCATCGCTATACTTGTTCTCTTGCTTCATCTAGAGTATTCCAAACAACTACCAACCATATCTTTGACACGGGCATCACTGGCGCTCAAGTGCAGAAAGTTTATTTTTATCCATTAGAAGAAAATCTTGTCAATGGCAAAGCAACTGGTGCTGCACTAAACACGCTACCAGCTAAAACGAGTGGCAGCAGGTTGGAAATTAATCGTTATTATTTTGTTGGTCGCCCAGCAACTTATACTACAAATAATCAGTTTTCAATTTATTTGAATGAGCAGGATGCGATTACTCGTCAAAATGCTGTGCAGTTTAATTATCCATTTACTTTCTCTTTCCAAGTATTTGCTAATAGAAAGAGAAGTCCATTTGGATATGACCCAGTGCAATCTGGTTGGTTCTTAAGAACTCTTATTTCTACTAACGAAATCCTTGATAGATTAAATCTTGCTGACCCCAACCTTGGATCTTCCTATGCTAATAAACCAGAGAAAACTCCTGATTCTTTCTTATATAGAGCAGATGATGCTAGAGATAAATCGGATAAAGTTTATCGATTCCGTTATGTAATTCCAGAATATCGTGATGATGTAAGAGATCCTATTAATGGATTTGTGATGAAAATTCGCACAGATGAAACTAGAAAACTTATATCACAAAGAATTCTTTTAAAACCAGTTGCCCAAAATGATCCAAAAGACGCAACTTTCTTTGAGTCTGGTGTACAAAATCCTAAAAGATTAGGATTGCCCGCATCGTCTACGCAGGCAGCGATAGATTACGACCCATATAATCCCACAAACAAGAAAAGAATTTCTGGCACTAATACTGCTTCAAATATTTCTTTTACCATTCAATCTGCCAAAAAAGTTGGCGATTACATGGAATTGGTAGTTTTTGATCATGGATTGGATGTAGAATCATTAAAAGCAAAAAGATTTGCAACAATTAAAGTTGCTCAACCTCAAGGCGGAAATGGAGAATTCATTGTAAATGAAAAAGTTACATGGTATGGTGCTTACGCTGGATCTGCTACCGTGCATTCCTGGTTTGGCACAGTGCCAGTTGAAGGTGGCACACAAATATTCAATTATCTTATTCTTAAAGATGTTGAAGGAGAAATAGATTTTGATGAAAAAACACAAACGTTTATTAGACAGGAAATTGCAGGTCAAGCAGATGTAACAGCAGAATTAATTTCTAGACCAAATGATGGTAAAGAAGATAAAAAAGAATACTTATATGCTGTAGAAGCAGCAAATGTTTATACCGTAACTCCAGGTGATGTTATTACTGATGATGCTGCAAGACAATATAGAGTTGTTAGTGTCGAAGATGTTAAAGAATTAGAAAACTCTTATTATATTTACAAAATTGATGAAATTCAAAGAAGAATCCCAAGGCAACAAGAAGGAGTCTACTATCTAACTGCAATTCGTGGTGATATTTCTCCTTATCCAACTGGATCTGGTATTGGTCAAAACTTTAGAAAGTTTAAGTTTAGTCAACCAGTATCTAGATTATATCCGTTGGCATTTAAAAATGATCCATTACTATTCCAGTATGATGGATCTAATGATTTGGGGGGACTTCAAGATGCAACTATTTTAGATCCTCCAGCATCTGTATGCGCTGCTGATAACTATGTCCATGGGGCTGTTGTTATTAATGATGCAAAAAATTCACTAACTAAAGAAGCAATATTAGACTTTGTAAAAGATCCAGGATCTGGTAACTATACTTTTGCTAATTCTTCTAATAAAATTGAAGCTAAATCTGGAGCAGCTGCATCTGGAGCAGAAGAAAGATTAATCCCAATTGCTGGTGATTCTGTATATCCGCTAGAGCAAAGACTCTATGTTGAGCTTCGTAGACCATCGATTGCTCGTGCTGGTAACCATACGTTTGAATACCTTGGTTTCGGTCCTGGTAACTACTCTACTGGATTCCCTGTAAGGCAAACAGTTATTTTAACCGCAGATCAAGATTTTTACGCGCAATCTAAGAAGCAAGATGGTGGTATTGTATTCTATACTGGTATTAACTCTAATGGTGAATTGTATATTGGCAATAAGAAAATTAATGCCATTACAGGCGAGGAATCTTTTATTGATCCAATAATTCTAGAAGAAGATGAAGCAGATGGTGGTAATTTAAGCAGTTTGGTTACAGTATTTGAAGATCCTGTAACATTTGAAAATATTATTACTCTCAACGCTCCACCTAATCTAAAGAATTTCTTTAATTCTCCTGTAGAAATCAATGTAGATCCAGAGTTTAATGCTGTAATGACTCCTCCATCGTTGAGGATTGTCTCCCGTCCTGGTAATAGACAAGCACTTCTTCCTGGTGATGATGATCAATTGCTTGATACCACAAAAGCAGGTGATATTATAATTGATAAAAATAGAGTAAGAGCTGCTATTTTTGATATGAATACACGCGGCACTCAGCGTTATTCATTCCGCACAGCAATTACAAATAATACACCAAATCAAGATACTTCAGGAACAAGAGCTAGAATCAGTCCTACTCAAACAATACAGTTTGGATCTAGTGTGCCTCTTTCTGGTGATGTAATTTTTAAAGGATCTGAGGTTGGATTCTCTGGATCTCTTGGTTGGGTTTATGCTAATACATTTACTGCTTATAGATTAACTGCACCTCCAGGTCAGGAAGCTAGCATTGATATAACAGGAGTTCAATTTTATCCAAATTTAAATATAGTCAAACTTATTTTCCAAACAGGAAAAGTCAATTTTAGTAGCACAAACCCAGGATCTTCTTTAAATATAACCAGAAGTTCGCAAATTCGTATTACTGGTGCAATTGATAGATTATCAGTGTTGAATGGAGTGCATACTGTTTATGATAATATTACTGAAGGATATGAATATTCTGAATCAAATGGGTATGTTTATATATTAACTACTAGAGCATCAGAGGCTAATTTAACTGGTAGTCCTCCTTTCATTTCTTCTGTGGCGCCAATTGTCCAACCAACGATTGAAATAGCGAGATCTAATTCTCAGTGGAAAGAAGTTGGAGTTGTTGGGGCAGAAGCATTAAGAACTAAAACTAGTGCATATGGAGATTACAGACTAGGTATCAACACTGTATCTAGAACTAATTCTGCCGATTGGAATGTTGGATATGTAACAACTACAACCGATCCAAGGGCAAATCTAGATGTGGTTGGTAATGCATTTATTAGTGGAAGATTACAAACTAGTTTTAATGATCTAGCAACTTTCTCGAATACGAATAAAGCATTTATTGTCGGTGGAGATAGTAATAATCCTGATACTACTGCTACATTTAGAATTTCTACGCTACCACTACCTACACCAGGACCAACTGCAAACCCAGCAGAAGGCAGAGTTGGTATTAATGTGGGTGATGGCGCATTAGATAAAAACTTTGTTGTTTCTGGCGATGCAAGAATCACTGGTGACTTTACTTTCCAAACAGATATTGATGTAAATGGTGGTGACATTAGATCTACTTCTGCAGCATTTACGGTAGCAAACCAACCAACAACAACTACATTATCTTTAGGTGGTTATTCTACGACTATAAATGTTGGTAATCTCGCAACAACTGCACAAACACTTAATATTGGAAATGTTGCTTCTGGGCAAACATTAAATATTGGCACTGGCGCTACTGGACAAACAACGTTAAATCTTCATACTTCTTCTACTGATTCGACAGTCAATATTGCTACGGTAGGAAATACAAATAACACTTATAAGTCATTTGTTACAATTGGTGGAGCATATGCTAGACCATCTGATAGTATTTTCCGCGTTAGAAACTATCAATCCATATTTGATGGTAATATGGAATTACGTGGTGATAGTAATACAAATACTCTGACAGTAACTACTCAAGCTACGACAGTTAATTTATTCCCTAATGTTGCAACAACTGTAAAAATTGGTGCTAGTGCTGGTAGTGTTGAATTAGGTGGTGTTGCTGGAGAATCTGTTATTAAAAATGGGTTGCGTGTTTTTGGAAAAACAACTCTTGAAGCTGATGTTGTGCAGCATGGAGGAAATAGAAATTCTTCAGTTGGTGTAAATAGAAACGTCTTAGGAACTATTGAAATTTCAAGGGTCTCTAGAAGTAGTAATATTGCTACAATCACAACGATTGATGATCATAATTTAACTACTGGCAATTCTGTTTCTGTTAAATGTAGTGTAGAATCTTTTGAAACAGTTACTGATGTAGTTATAACTGTTACTGGAAATAAAACCTTTACATATTCAAATACAGCTGCAAATTTAACAACAACAAATGCTACTGGAGTTGTTTTAAATGGTATTGGTTTAAATCAAGTATCTGGAAGTCTAGCAAATCTAAATGTTGACTATTACCAATATAATTCTCAAATAGCTCCTGGCGTCTCGTTAGCTACTGTAGTTAGTAATAAATTATTAGCTTCGGCAATCAATATTACTTTCTTCACTGGATATAAGCATTATTTCACGGAAGGTAATGCTGTTAAATTCCAGAGTGTTGGTAATTTAAGCAACGTAAATACAACGACTACATATTTTATTAAAGATAAAGATGAGCAAGGATTTACTTTATCGACATTAGGTGATCTTTCTACTACTCATACAATTGGTTTAGTTGGAACTGCTACTGATGCAGGAAATGCAGTGTTAATTCTGGCATTTACCAGTCTTGATAATCAAGGTGCTGCACTTACATCTGCTACTGCAACAGTATTAGAAGTTAATAATCCACAAGGAATTAATATTGCAGATTTCTTATTAATTGGCACGGAAATTGTAAAAACAACAAGTATTCCTTCTCCAACTAAACCATATCTTGTTAATGTGGCAAGAGGGCAAGAAGGCACTCAACCTGTAACACATGCCGATAACACACAAATTGTTAAATTAGTAAAACAAGAAAATGCTGCCTTTATTTTCCCGAATCCTGTAACAGCAACTTCAACAAGCGTTAATTTGTCTGATTTTACTGGCACCTTTGCTAATGATGATTTACTTAGATTAAATAAAGGCACTTTATCAGAAGAATATGTTAAAATTACTGCTATCAATACCGCAGATGCACAGTCACTAGTTATTACAAACGGTAATTTTGGCACTGCTTCAGTCCCATTAACACCAAAAACCACATTCTCTGTAATATCTACTACTGGCGATACTTTTGCTCTTGGCGATGTTACTATTGGTTATGATGATGGTGTTAATTCTAGCACTGCTACTGGAAGCAGTCCAACGACTACTGGTGGTGGAAATCTTAAAGTATATAACTCTATTGAATTAAGTGGAAACACTGATATAACCACTCCAGGAAAACAATATTTTGTTATTACCAATGGAAGTATTCCTAAATTCTATGTTGAATCGGCAAGTGGTAATACTAAATTGTATGATGGCGCTAATTTAAAAATATTTAAAGACTCTTTCTATACTTCTGGTAATTTTGATAAAGGAAGAACAGATGCTGCTTCTAATATTGCTTTTGAAGTTCTCGGTGCTTCTGGTAATACTAAAATTGCTGGTACTCTACATGTTGGTGATGATTTTACTGTTGAGAATACCCTAGGCGGCACGGATACATTTACTGTTGATGCACAAACAGGTGATACTGTTGTAGGAAGACATTTACAAGTAAAAGGTGCATCTTCTGCAACTCCTTCTGCCTCTGTAGTAAGTCTTGAAGTAACAAACTTAGGTATTAGTGGCGCAAAACCATATAAAATTAAACAAGATGCTTCTATTGATGCATTTGGTAAAACCAATTTCTATAATAAAAATGGCGGTAGAAAAACAATTTACATTACTAATAATAGTGGCATAGTAACAACACCTCTTATTTCCAACATAAATTATCTAGTAAAACCATCTTCTAATCTAACTTTAACCTTACCAAATAATGCTGAGACTGGAGATTTAATTAGATTTATTGATTTTGGTGGAGCTTTGAGATTTAATGTTACTCTTATTGTTAATGCTCCAGCTGGAGTTGCAATACAAGGAAATCAAGATGGTGGATTTGGTCAATTATTAGTAAATACACCAAATGCTGCCTTTGGTCTATTATTTGTTGGAGAATATGATTCGGATGGAGTTACAGCAATTCCTTCTGACAATAGAGGTTGGTGGTTAACGGAGGTTTAATGTGTCAATTACATATAATAAATTACGACATATGCAAGGTCTCCCAATAGGAACGATAGTTCCTTGGTCTGGAGCGCCAGATACTATTCCTTTGGGGTGGGATTTTTGTAATGGTGCAGTAATACAAATTACAAAATATCCGTTATTGTATAAGATAATAGGTAACGTTTATGGCGGCACAGCTGGATCTACATTTAAAATACCAGAAATAACTGAGGATAGGGGAGTAATGGATATATATCCAGGACATTACTCTTCTTTATCTGCTTATACACCATCAAAACCATCAACCACGGCAAAAAGTAGCGATCCATATTGGACTAATATTGGTGAAAATATAAATGTGTCAAATTCTACTGATGGAAGTTCTACTATAGATGTTATTGCATCATTTATTAATCCTACTAATAAACCAAAATTAGTTGCCAGTGTTAAAGAAATTGAATTTACTGCTGGAACATTTGCTACTAGTTATTCTATCAATGGTAGAAAATTGAGTGATAGACATCAAAAATATCATAATCACACAACAAGTTTTGAGGGAGATACAGATGGTAATTCCTTTCGATCTGGCGGCAGAGAATGCTCAGCCAATTCAGGCGGGAGAAACAGCACCTGTACTTTTAATAGTAAAGGCGGTGTGGCATCAAATACTTTAGGAAATAGAAATGTTCCTTCTAAGGCAGATAAAACTATTTGTAAAGGCGGGTCTGACCCCAAATCTAACGCTAGTGGAATGACTGATAATGGCAATGGTTATACTGGTGGGGATATGTATGCTGTGCAAGGCGGCGGGGTTTACAATCTTGCTTCTAGTTTATCTGCCGACGGTAGAAGTTGGTCTGATTTGTCTGCACATACGCATAATTCTCCAGACACAAAATTTAAATGTAACGTAACAGTTGTTTCTGATTATACTTTTTATGATGTCAATTCAAATTCAATTACAATTAACGCCGCACCTCCTGATGTGGCAACTATAAATATCAGTACGGCAACTGCTAATTTAAGTATGATTTTCATCATCAGAGCATATTAACATGGCAACCACTTATTCTTTTCAGAAAGGAAAATATGGAGGACCTACGGGGTCAATTTTTCCTTTTTTTAGGGATTTATCAACAAATAGTGCTTCAGATCCTCAATATAGTGAAAATATTCCAGCTGGATTTTTAAGATGTAGGGGACAAATTTTATCTGCAGATCAATTTCCACAATTAGCAGCAATTGTTGGTGTTGGTCAACAATGCCTCTATAGAAAGGAAGGCACTATATTACAAGATGCTGATGATGACGGAACAGGCGGCACTTTTCAATTACCAGATTTGGGATCTAAGTATATCAGTGCGGGTACTAACTCAGGAACATATAGTAATTTAACAGTCCCTCAAGCTACTTCAACTTCCGCTATAGTTACTAAAGCAGGGATAACCGTTGTTTTAAGTGCAACTGATGACGAGATACTTTTCACATATAGTGGAAACTTTAATCTTCCATCTCATAATTTAACTATGTCTGGTCAGTGGACCGCTACAGGACCTTCAACAACTAACTCAGTAACTGTTGATGAAGGTCAAATATTACCACACGGTCACTTTGCTACTATGGCACAATTAAGCAATGCAGCACAAGGTGACTGTAACACTGGCGGGTGGAAATATAATTCTCGTTATTGGGGAGCTTGTTACAGGAGTGCCAGTTTTGGATCTCAATGTGGACCAGTTACATTAATCCCTGTTGGCAATTCAGCAGAAGAAATCGGCGTCCTCGCAGGCACCACACATAGGCATGGAAATGCTGGAATAAAAATTAGTAGTCAAAGTAAATCTGGTAGTATGGCAGCAATAAATATCCCGTCTGCTTCTCTTTCAACTACAGTTAAATTAAATACTGGCAGCACAACAAAAATAGACGCGATATCTCCTATGTTTATATTATGTGAATATCTAATTAAATATTAAAAAATGTCTATTTCAATCAATAGTTTTACGCCTACCTCTGCTGTCTCTCCCGAAAATGGAGTAATAACTTTTTTTGTAAATGCATCTTCTAGTTTAGGACAAAGTTTAAATTATCAATGGCAAAAATCTGATGATGGTATAATCTGGCAAGATCTTCCTGGAGAAATTTATACTAATTATACGACTCCAGCTTTAACGTTAGCATATAATGGAGATTATTACAGAGTAAAAGTTTACACTATTGGCACTGGCGGTTTAAGTAGTTATACTGAATATGGTCCAGATGCCAATGGCGCGGTTGTAACAGTAACTACCGCTGTATCATTAGTTTTTGTTACTCCATTAGAACCTTCTTATAGTGTTAACGCGGGGAGTAATCTTTCTATGGTGGTAGAGTGTTCTTTAACTCCATCAAACTCAGCAACTCAAACTAACGTCAGCACAATATCATTACAATGGCAATTTAGCGATAATGGTGGTATAACTTGGTCTAACGTTCCTGCTAGTCAATATAGTAGTCTAACGGAATCCGTGATACCAGCAGGTACAACTGGAGCGTTTGTAAAAGCATCGACATTTATAAAAAGTAGTGTTACAACTGAATATAATCAAAGAAGGTATAGAGTAATTGCTACTAGTAGTTTAGCAACTTCACCTAGCACTTCTTCATCAGCGGTTGTTTTAATATCATCTTCAATAACAATAACAAAACAACCAGGAACTGGATCTGACATAACAACTTGTTTTAAATATTTACCATCGCAACCAACTACTACTGGTAAATTAAGATTATCTGTAGATGCGACTAGTTCTGCAGGATCTTTTAGTAATTTGAGTTATCAATGGTATTATGCAATTACAGACCCAAATATCATAGGTCCTATAAGTTTTTCTCCATTCAATGATGGTCGAGTTGATCAAAAATTTACTGCAATAGGAGCACAACAAAAGACTTTAAATTTGACCGAGGTAAATTGGGTGGGGTCTGATGTTAATGGTCATGGATTAAAATTTTATTGTCAGATAGAAGGCACTTCTGGAGAAACTTCAGTTTATACTGACATCGCTACTGTAATTATTGAGCAATCTGTTGTTGTTGATCAACATGTTGTTTCCAGTCTTTCTGTTGTCGAAGACATATATGGAGATATTCCCGACAGAGATGCTTATATAGAAGCAGTGCAAAATGCTACATTTCTTGTTTCTTTATTAGAATCTCCTGCTGAAACGCCCCTGGAAGGCACTGCTCAAACAAACGGATTCCCAATTACTATTCAGTGGCAAAGAAAAAATCCTGATATATCAGCTAATATATCAGGACAAGATATTACTATTAGCTCCACGCAGTCATATACAATTAGTGGCACTAGTTATCCAGTAAGGGGTGTTTTATGGGTGCCTACTGGATTATCTGCATCTAGTATTGATGTTGTTGTTTGCTATCATCCCACTATTAGTGATAGCGCAACTACAATTTTACAATCCGCTAATAATATGATGAGTATTATGAAAAATAATGTTGGTATTAAAGATAAAATTATTTTCTGTGTAGCATATCCGCAAGATGCTGTAACGGTAGCTCAAAACATTAATTTATTAACAGCAGCAGAATTATCTAATTTTAAATTTGGTGATAATCTCCCATATGCTAGAGCAGCACTTTTGTGGGCAAAAAATAATTTAAACGGTTTTATGTCGTCCAATGGTATAACAAAAACTATTAATAAAGTTTTTATGTTTGGGCATTCTCAAGGTGGATCTTTAGTTCACAAATTGAATACTTTAGAACAAACTAATGGTGCGGTAGCAAATGCTCCTGGTCCTATTCGTCTAGATCTTACTTGCTCTGCGGTAGAAGCAGTTTATAGTGTAAATATATCTTGTAATAAATTGTTTACTGCTTATGGCACCGCAAATGCAACACCCCTTACGTCCAATCAATATTATCAGAGATCTATGCAACCTTATGTTACTGGGCATCTAGCTCCAATAACATATTTGCAAGCATTAGATGATCCTACTGGTGTTATTCCTGGCAATCCAAATTCTGGGCAACCTTATTATATGACACAACTTACTGCTGCTATGACTGCAAATGCTCAACCATATACTTATATAAGTTTAAATAATAATGGATCGGCAGCGGATAATCACGCAGCATTTGTCACTAATAATACTTTTAAACAAGCTATTAAAACTGTAGTCGAATCTACAGATAATAGTAGTGTTTGGAATAATGTTGGTAATTTAGTAATTGGTCAATCCACTTCAACTTATGTTACTCCACCGCTTAAAAGAACTATTGATAATGGTGCTTACTACAGAGCAGAAATTAGTGCTGCAAACGCAAATAATCTTCCATACTATTCTCCAAATTCAACTGGCGCAATATTAAATGTTTTTAATTGGTTGTATATTTCTTCTCAACCAGCACAATCCGTGGTTTTCGTAAACAAAGTTGCTTCTTTTGCAGTAGCTGCCATTGCAAGTACATCTACTTTAACCATTTCTTATCAATGGCAATATAAAACTCCTTCCTCAGCGACATGGATTAATTTAACAAATAATGCACAAATAAATGGCGCAACAACTAATTTATTAATTATTAATAATGTAACATTATCAATGAATAATTTTGAATTTCGATGTGTTGTGAATACAACGGATACTTTATCTTCTGTTACTAGTTCATCTGCTATTCTGAAGGTATCAATAGATTCTTTTACATCTATTAGCAGTTTAAATGATCAATATTTGCTTGAGTTTCAAAGTTTAACATGGACAGTAATTGCTCAATCTGCAAGTTTAGGTGCTATAACTTATCAATGGGAAAAAAGTAACAATTACAATGCCAGTAATCCAAGTGCTGCTACATGGAATAATATCGCTGGTGCTACTAGTGCTACTTATACAAAAGGATCTATATCTGCATCTGATGCTGGACACTATCGTTGTAAATTAACAAGTGCAGGCGGCACAATAAGATATACTAACGTTGCTAGATTGTATGTAACTTCTTTAAATTATAGTATCATTACTAACTTTCCCCCAACACTGAAAATATTAGAAGGGCAGCAACCAGCTTCAGGTATAGCTGGAGATTCTATTTCTTTCCCATATAATTTTAGCATTGTTGCTAATCCAACAATATCAACACCAACTACATATCAATGGCAATATAGCGTTGATTCTGGTGCTAACTGGATTAATTATGGACCATCTTCTGGTTATCTATCCTCAGATCCAGATGAGGCGTCTTTCATTCCCCAACCATTTAATAGATCGCAGAGTGGAATTCAAATTAGATGTAAAGTAATTTCAACGGATGGTAGTATCCCTGGCATTTTTTATAGTGCTGTATGCATAGTTACTGTTGACAGAAGATTTTATTATAATGCTGGTCCAGCAACTTTAGTGGAAAAAGCTGGTAATGAAATACGTTTAAATTTAAATAACTATCAAACTGGTGGTGCTCCTTCATTTCAGTGGCAAAGAAATACTGGCAGTTCATGGTCTGATATAGTTTCTTTATCAGGATATAGTGGAGAAACAAGTAACGAATTAGTCATTACTCCAGCTGCAGTCACTACATCTATTAATGGTCATAAATTTAGATGCATTATTACATTAAGTAATCAAGATTCACATGAGTATTTTAGAAGTGGTTTACAAAAAATTGTTATTTCGCCAGCTGGGAATCCTACTCCAACTGCAGAAATTGCATTTTCAATCCAATCTGCTGATTTAAAAAAAGCACAATATTCGGAGTTAGCATCAAGAACTGGGGCAGCAATAGGGACAGTAGTTTGTATACCAAAACCAGATGGGTATACTGAAGGGAAAACTGGTGATGATACAACTTCGTGGTTAAAGCAAGCAACAGGAACTTCGCAAGGAATGTATGATACTAGATTTCCTGGATTCGTTCCTTTGGGGTATCATTCTGCAACATCAACTCGCCCCGCTACTGGTGCTCAGTTATTAAATGCTTCACATTGCCCAGATTTAGCAAGAATAATGGGAAATGTTTTTGGAGGCAATATTGTAGCAACTTATATTACTAGTGGATATTTACCGCCAATTACTAATACTTTACCTAATCCTGTTTCTGGTAATTTTGGTATACCAAATAATGCTGGTAAAAAATTGATGGGCACTGGGAGTGTTAATAATAATTCATCTTCAGCTAGTGTAGTGCCTAGGTATGATCCTCTGGGCTCTGCTGGCGGCGCTATTAATATTGTTGGATCGACGGGCGGACAATATAATTATGAAAAATTAGATCAATTACCTCCTCCAACTCAAGGGGGACCATCAGGCGGTTTAGCTGGTATTAATTCACTTACTCCTGCTACTTTTACTTTAGGGACATTTACCACAACGGGTTGGGGAGATGATACTATTACCGAAGTTCCTACAACATATACAGAAACCGTAAACTATACTATGGGAACGTTAGCAAATGCCGTTTTATCTAGTGCTACATTACATAGTCACTCTATGACATCTTTTAGTTACGTGAGTACTACCAAAGAAGCTTGGTTCACTACCGTAGGCAGCCTTGGAGGCACTTCATCTTGTAAAACAGTTGCAGGAGAAGATGGTGAATTTTTGCCAGGACCAGCACTGAATTCTGGAGGTAATGCTGGTTATGATGTATCAAATACTAATTTTTCGCATAGGCATGGTATTTCTGATCCAAACTCTGACACTGTAGGTGCTGAAGGCGCTGGGCACGGGGAAGGCACTGGTGGTGCTGGAAGTGAGTCTCTTTCTAGTAGTTTTAATCAACTTGACAGTTCTTCTATAGTTTCTTCAGGAGAAGCAAAATTAACAACACAATCTAATGCTATATGGAATAGTAATCTTAAATTTACATTACAAAATAGTGATTTAATTCCTATCAATCAAAAACACTTTAGATTAAAATACATGATAAAAGCTTGGTGATAAATATTCTTATAAGACTATAAAAAACGATGAATACTCAAACATCTCAAAAGCGATTGCTATCATTTTATGATTCTCCTGATTTTGGAAATTCTCAATTTAAACAGCAATATATCATATATAGATCAGAAAAAATTGATCTGAGCAAAGATGATACAAAAGAATTGCTAAGTAAAATGCCAGAGTTTTGGCATACTGATAAAGATAGACTAATTCATTTTGTTATTAATGAAGATGGCACTTATTTTGTAGAAAGAGAAAAAGAAATTTTTAATTTTGCCACAGGAGAAACAGAAAAAAAAGCATATTTTTTTGATGGCGCCACTTTAGATAGTGCTAAAGAAGTATCTCAAATTATTTTAAATACTTTTTCTGAATTAAAAATCAAAAAATATCAAGATATTAAGGAAGAAATTAAACGAGATGTACATGATTTATCTTTTCTTAAGTCGTATTTGTTAACTGCTAGAGATAATTTTTTAAGGCAAACCGATTATTTATTTTTATCTGATTATCCAATACAAGAGGAGAAAAAAAATGCTTGGGTTACATATAGACAAGAGTTGAGAGATTTACCAACTCAACAAGCATGGGTTGATCAAGATTACATGAATGTTATATTGCCTGTAGCGCCAGAAACTAAACATCAATTAGGTTTAATACAAAGTGTGTTGACCTCTTATGATATAAATTTTGCCGCTTGTGGTGTAGCAAACATCGAAGTTTTTATTAAGAATTTTCCAAAATTTATTACTCAAATGTCTATTATTAATGGACTTGCAAAATTAGGATATCCAACTTTAAATCAAATCATTAACCCAGAATTAGCAGAATTTAATATTACACAAGAACCGAAGGATATTTTAGAAATTAATATTAGTGATAATTTTGACATTTACATGGAGTGGTTTACTGAATTTGCTAAAATTGAGCAGCAAGTTGATGAAGAATTGCAAAAAATTGATACTACATTAACAGTTAATGATATAATGGAAATGGTAAAACAATCTATGATTGTGCAAGAAGAGGTAGACGATTTACTTAATGATATTACCATGGGAGGTCAGGAATGAAAGATTTAAGACTTGGTGATATAATGACAGAGTTAGATTTGATTGAGCAACATGCAAATCTTTCTGGAAAAATCGTTGTTCATTTACGAGCAGATGGTCCTAAAAATCATCCAGACAAAGCAGCAGAAGTGTGGGAGTTTTATGATGGGAAAATGGATGATAATTTAAGACATGCTCTCATGCAATATGGTGAAGTTTATTGTTACTTTGAAACCGTTGAATATGCAATAAATTGTGTTGAAGATTGGTTTCCTAGAAGTTGGTGGTTAGAAAATCAAGAATATCCATTAAATGAAGAGTATTACATTTATGCATATGGAATGGGACCAAATAATCAAGCAGTATTACATAATTGACATATGAACAAATCTAGTTATTCTGCATCCGAGTTAACTCGGATAATGAAAATTTTTGATGACAATGAAGTAAAATTAGAATTTCAAAATTTTGATAATTTATATGATTGTTTTGATAAAGTAATGCCAATAACTATAGAGGCATATTTTCGGAATTACAGAAAAAAAAATTATCACTCTATATTTTTTGAGCATGATATTCAAAGTAAACAACTTACAAATTATATAAAAGTCTATACTTATTTTGATCTATGTTTTTTTGATCAAAATTTAATAAATTTCGTTAAAGCACTTACAGAAGCTCTTATATTAGATGGAGTGACAGAAGGCATGGCCAACGACCCTGCTAATTGTAGCGGGATTAGGCAGTTAAATGATGATTTTGGATTATGTTATGATTTAAATAATATTTTTTTGGGGTATTATTTTTGTTGTGTATTCGATGTAAAAAAAATTACTGATAAACAAGTCGAAATACTTTATTACAACTTGGGATTTGTTGAAATGCCAATTCACAAAAAAATGCGAGAAATTTCAACCAAATTTCTGTTGTATTGTGTAGCATATTCACCTTCAAAACATCTGGGTAAAATGCAATATTGTGTTAATACAGATTTATTTTACAATAATGAAATTAAACGTATTTTTTTAAAATATAGTAATTTTTACACAATATTGGATACTATTTTAGAATCTGAAATGGATGAAATAAATATTCAATTTGATGCGAATAATGCAAATTATATTGCTTTAGAAGTATTTCCTGATATAACAAAAATTGATAAGTTTTTAAATGAGTTAGTAGAATTACGCTTATTATCTGTAGATGAGAAAGAATACATTATTAATAATAAAAAAACAAAGTCTGAATTAGTTACAACATATGTTGTAAAATTTAGATGGGATAATTTAGATAGTTATACAGTTAAATGGTATAATAAGCATTCCTTATCTAAAAAAACTTGACAACGCTGGGTAAATGCTATATAATCTTAGAAACGCAACCGACCGATGACCACGCCAAACTGGCAGCACCATTCTAAGAAAGAAGCAAAACGCACCCTGAAACCTCAGGCAGTGCGTCAAGCAAAAGCACGTCTGCAATCACTTAAGCGCCACCTAGAGGTTATTAAATGACGCATTATGATAAATTAATTGACACGCTCATCATGCATCTCTATGATGCGTGGGAGCACAAATATTGGGATGAGCAGCTAGCAAAAAGAAAAGCACATGAGATTCTAACAACTGTAGAAGCATTTCAACAAAACCGTGTCTTATTAACTACAGACACATCTGTATATACACAATGGAGGGCATCTGACTGATGGCATTAGCACAACAAGTAACAGATTCATTAGATGAAGCAACATCAGCACTGCGTAACGCACTAGCATTTGCAGCACGACAAGAACGACCAGTGGTTTGCAATAGCATTTCTGAGATTATGTGTCGTATTGACCATCTTAAATCATTTGATGGTATTTTAGATACATTAGATAAAATGCAAAACGACATTAGTAAAAATAAAGAATGAAGCAGTATGACTAATGAAAATATTACTGTTAACATGGATGGTGGTGTCGGTGGATCATGGAAGGTACACAAAATGAGTCGATTTGAAAAGAATCCAGACGAAATTGTGCTGGAAGATGTTAAGATGTTTCACTATGAAACAATGGAAGAAGGTCGTCACGTATGGATTGGCATCTATCAAAATGATGGGTCAATCTACCACATGAATATTGGTGGCGACAATCTCAAAGTATACTTTAGTAATGAATCCTGTGACACATGACACACGAAGAAATGCTTGAAGTTGCCGCACAACGAGAAGCAGAAAACAAAGCATTGGAAGCACTTGACAAACTTTATAAGGAGAATGATGAAGGTATGAAAAAACTTTCTGAAACTGAATCAAGAGGCACCAGAATGACCTACAAACTTGACGAAAACGCCAAAGCATTCTCCTATACTAAAGAAGAGTTGTTTGATTGTATCACTCGCATTGTGGCACATCCACACACAGCAATCACTCAGCATGACAAAGCTCGTGCTATGGCAGTATTTCTAACCTTTGCTGATTATCTTGGTAACTATACCGAGAGTGACAACAATCACGGTCATGTCATCTACGAATCAGATTCTACTGATTTTGAAGGATATGTGCTGATGTTGCTTGGTAAGAATAAACCAATGGATTTCTATCACACTGATGCTGACAAGATTCTCAATGGTAAAGACAAATGAGCTTTGAGGATAAACAAGCACTCTACGAGTTTCTGCGTGGTGCAGCAGTTGTTGGTGGTATCGTGGCACTATTCCTACTAATAATAGTTGCTATTGGTGTCACAGGAGAAAAAGAAACCCCAAAGACCAACTTCAAGGTCATTGACCAGTATAAAGGTTGCGATGTTGTACAATGGCATTATAATATGCTTTCTGAATACAAATACTTTCTGCATTGCCCAAAATGAAACTCTTTGATTACGAAACCTACGAGGATTATGGGAAGGAATGGTTTCTTCAAATCCTCAAATTCAGAAAATTTGCTCTACTTGACCTCACATTACAGTGGGATGAACTTCCTTCAACTGATTTCTTTCCGTTTTTAGTTGTGAGTATTGGTCCTCATCATCTGTTTGGATTTACATTTAGGTGGAAAGCATTTGAGATAAGTTGTGATATAATTGATGGAGCACCAAGAAATTTTGAATGGTATCGCACAGGAGATAGACATGAATCCATTGATTGAAAAATACGAAGAGATTTACGGTGACAAAAAAGAAGATACATTGATAATGGGAAGTGGTGGGCAAGATACTATACATTTCAGCCCTCCTTTCCCCAGTGCAAACTCTCCTG